GTTAATACCACTTTTACCCTTGATGTTGCCCCGGCACTCAAAGCGCTTGATGTTTCTAAATTTGCGCTCGTAGATACCAAGGTGCTGGATGATGGTGTCTCGAAAGAGTCCATTTACCAACTAATGTCAGGCAGCGAAGAATACCCATTATCTTTACGGGTAGGGGTTTACAAAAATCCCAAGGCAAACGGCGGCGCTGGTTCAACCAACGTCTCTGTTAAGATAGCCTCCTACGCTGAAAAAGTGGATGTCGACGACGTGCTGTGGACCCACCCGGAAATCTGGACGCTTGCAAAAAGTGCGCCAGGGGGAAACCCCTTTTATGATTCTGATGTGGACCGCGAAATGATAGGCGCCTTAATTTCGGCTTACCTACATATTAGCGAAGATGTACCACTCGACACGAACATCGCAGAACTGAAGTTCGGTGTAACCAACCGTATTCTCGAGCATGCCAATACACCGGCAGCATAGGAAAACACGGTGGACACCGGCTTTAGACTCAGGGTTGAAATTGCAGAAACCGCGCTCCAAGACAAAATCGTCGTTGAATCTGACGACCTTGAACGTCTTAGGGCAGACCATGGTGATAATTGCTATGGTTTGGCGGTGCTCGCACTACTCTGGGTTAGCCTGCTGGCTGATACGCCTGTTGATCGTCTTAATAAGCCTGACGTTGTTTATACGCGTTTTTTCAGATCTTTTATTTCTGATCCGATAGGCATAATTAAGAAATTCTCGTCTCTTTATGACCTCTTAACTCGCAGTGTTACTCGCGGGCCGGGAGGAGTCTCTATAGACTTTTTCATAGACGATATGCGCGATACTCCTGTATTTTTTGAGTATGTACGCTACGTTAAGACGGGGGATCCTGAGGTCTTCAAATACCTGAGCACTTTTTTGGTGTTTGGGAAGAAGTACTACTATGAAGACCCTACCTTCGATGAGACTGCCTTTCGCAGTTGGGTCGAGGTTGAGGATAGATTAGAGGGGCTGACTTTTACGTCTCGGTACCTAGATGATCTGCGTGAGATTATTGCGTGGATGTTGAGGGATCTAGATACGAGTGAGTTCCTGCCGAAACACGGCGGCGGTGCTGTTGCTGAACGAGCTTCACGTTTTATAAGTATCAAAAATGAGCTCGTCAGCCAAGGTCTAGTTGATGTCGATATCGATATGTTTTACTTCGTCGATACGCTTAGCGAATACCTTGTGACCGTCTTAACAGGTGCATCCGATATGGCTAATGAGAGAATTTCGCGGTTAAAATTTGTACCCAAGGATATTGGGAAGAGCAGGTCAATATGTATGGAACCTGCTTTGTACCAGTGGCTCCAACAAGGAGTCCGTCTTTGGATTGAAGATGCTCTGAGATCCACGATGGCGAAGTACATACCATTGCAAGATCAGAGCGTCAACCGCGACTTGGCTAGGGAAGGGTCACTTTTTGGTCTGTTTGATACAATTGACCTGAAGATGGCATCCGACTCCGTTCATATCGACCTCATACGGTCTATTATGACACGTGAACTCCTGTATTACTTGGAGCTGACACGAACGGACAAAACACTAGCCTACGATGACATTGTGGAATTAAACAAGTACGCCCCAATGGGGTCAGCCTTGTGTTTCCCGATTCAAAGCATCGTGTACAGCGCTGTAGTAATTCACAGCGCACTCTCATGGCACTTTGGGCAAAGTGCAGGCGCTTATCTAAACCTCGACCGAAGTATGATGCATCGCTACTTTCAGGATGCATTCGGTAGTGGTAAGGTGAGGCGCTTTTCGGTTTTTGGCGACGACATAATTTGTGATTCACGCATTACGTGTCGCGTCATCGAGATGCTTAAGGATCTAGGCTTTGTCGTCAATGAGGAGAAATCCTTTGTTGGCGAATCGGCCTTCCGCGAAAGTTGCGGTGGTTTCTACCTTGGTGGGGAAGATGTTACACCCCTAAAGGCGAAGTTAGGTCCTATAGCAAAATCCATCCACGTAGCCACCCTCGCAAGCGTTGTTGATCTTGCGAATCGAGCCTACGATTACGGTTACCTCAATTTGAGGCGGACGTTGATCAGACTCGCCCTGTACTACAATGTGCAGGGGGTTAAGAGCTACAATAGGAATGGGGTAGTGAAAAATGCTATTCTATTTTCTAACGATAAGGATGCTTCGTTTGCGATTTACACTCCAAACCCAAGAAACAATCATCTTCCTAAGAGATTGTTTATTAAAGGGTCACGTTCACGGACAAGCAATAATTTGCTCCAGCGTGATGAAGTGCAGTCGCTTAACTTGGTACCCGCCGATCACGCCGATCGCGTCATTGACGACGATTGGTACTGGCACATCGTGTGGTGGAGGTCTCGGGTCGAAAGCAGTGATGATTCTGTTACTGCGCCCGACAAAATACCTCGTAACTCGAGGCCAGGGTGGCGTTGGACCAGCTGCCCTGGGTAACAAATAAACGAATTGGG